AATCAGTTGCTGTTTCAGGATTGTCATATATGGTAATCCTGACTCTTCTTTTTCGATTTCAAGGAACTCTTTAAGTTTTCTTTCTTCGTCATACAGATACCCGATAATTTCCACATTCGTAGGCACCGGAATATCTTTTAAATCTTCCGGCCACGCATCCGGGATTTTATCTGTATTTCTCAGATGTTTTACCATCTCGGTAAGATCACCGGAATGGTCTTCCTGCTGCTTTTTGTCCGGTGTTTCTGCTGCCGATTGGCAGCTCTCCTCTTCTGTTTCTATCTTCTGCCACTCTCTCTGAATAGCAGTAACCAGTTGAGCATATTCGAAATCTCCGGCATATTTGTCTCTTTCATCGCGGATTACGACGCAATCGTCATAGAAATTCAGTCTTGCTGTACCTTTTAAGGTTTCGAAATGAACTGTCTTTTCTTCTTGGTTCTCTATCTTGCTTTGAATTTCTGTGATACTCTCTTCTGTGTCAGC